TCTTATAGCTTGTACACGCTTTTTACTATATGACTTAGGTATTTTATAGTAAGCAACAATTAAAGCTTTATAGAGCCTTCTAGGTATCTTCCATCTTGCTCCTTGTAACAAGTTCTTACCAACTTCTCATACTCAACTGTATCTTTAGGAGTGAAGGCATGTCCTCTACAAACTCTCGGCCTAGCCTTACCCCTTATTTTTCCTATAACTACTACCACCTATATCCTCCAAATCTAACATTCCATTTCTTTCTACCACTTATCTCTCTAACTTTTATATAAGCAGCTACTTCTTTATTACTATCTATTTTTCTTTTAGCTAAATCTCTGTAGGTCTTTAATGCTAGTTCATGTACTGAATAAACTTCTAGTAAATTAACTTTCACTTAAATCACCTCTATTTTTTTATGAATTTGAATTTCTAGTGTTGGAACATACTTCTCAATAGCTCCTTTAGAAAATTTGTTATCTGGTTTAATTTTTATAACTTCATTTTCTTCAACAATATCTGCATTGTTAAAGAAAGTTCTATAACATACATCTGTTAAGTAATTAGCTAATAATTTATGAGTTGGAGAAGGATAGTAAAGAGGGGATGTTGATGTTATTTCTTCCATTTCTTTTCCTTCTTTAATTTCTTCTCTTTCTTTTCTTTCTTCTTTTGTGTATCCTTCGATGTTCTTTTGATGTTCTTTTGATGTTCCTTCGTTGTTCTTTTGATGTTCCTTTGATGTCCCTTTCGTTGTACCCTCACCTTGATAGAAGTCGTAATTTACAAGGGTTAGCATTGTACCCTTCGTTGTCCCCTTTTTAATCAACATCCCTTCTTTTGATAGTAGGTCAATGTAACTTCTGACCTTCTTTCTGCTCCACCCCCACCTTTCAGCTAGTTTAAGCTCAGAAGTGTAAAAACTACCTCTTGGAATAGTGATAACATCATTACCTATAATCAATGTTTCATCCTTGAATCTCATTAATTGGATAAGATCAACAAATGCTTTGAATTTTTCTGCATCTTGGAATATCCAATGTTCAAAGATTGCTCTATCTAGTTTTATAAATCCTTTTGATGACTTATCCAAAATTCAACCCTCCTATTCTTGTAATGGTGTTCCTTCAAACATATTTTCTTGTCCTTCAAGAACTTCATTATTACTATCAACTGTATAATCAGCTTCAATAACATCCTCATTCTCATTATTTTCTTCAATATTAGCTTGTACATTTTCTATATCATCCATTAGACCTTTATTAATTAAGTTTTCATCTGCTGTATATGCTTTTTGCATTTCTATACTTAAAATTCCCCATTTAGATAATAGGTTTCTTAGAACTGTTTTCTTAGCCATTGCATCAAAATTACTTTTCCAAACTGAATTCTTAGAATTAACTGTCTTTGAAAATTTATTTGCATGATTATTAACTTCTTCTTTGGTCCAGAATACTGTCTTTTCAAATCCATTTATTAATTTAAAATATCCTGCATATCCAATTACTGCCTCGCTCTCACGTTTACTAAAGTCAACCTCAATTTCTTCTGTTAATGGATTCCATGAAACTAATTCGCCTTCTCTTATTTCAACTACATTTATAGACTTATATTGACCTGTTCTTAATGCTAATTGAATATACCCTTTATATCCCATTTGAAATTGTGCTCTATTCCCATATGGAACTACCCATGCATATCCTAAATTCTTGTCTACAGGTAAATCCATTGTAGCTGCTACCATACAACTAGCTATTACACTCATTCCTTCACATTTTTGTAAGTTAGTATCTGAATTAACTAAGTTAACTATTGAACTCATATATTGAGGTGCCTTTTCATTTAATACCTCTTCAAACCTTTTCTTTATAGTTGGACTATCCATTAATCCTTTAACTGTATTTCCAACTGATAAACTATTACCAGTTCCCTTCTTTGCTAATTGATTTTTTAAACTTGATGCTGTTGCCATATTATTTTTCCTCCTTAATTACTAATCTTCTGCTTATACTTTCTTTTAAATATTTTTCATAATCATCCTTAAGTAATTCTTTAATTTTTAAACTATCTAAATTTTTTCTTACGGATTGTTTTAAACTAATACTATATCCAGGAGCATTAGCATACTCTGCATGTCCTATATTTTGCTTTAATTGGTTCTCTATCTCTTTAATTTCTTGCTCTACATTATCTTTATATTCTTTGAGTTCTTTTCTTTTATTAAGTAACTCTTTCCATGATGAATCTAGTTTTATAACTTCACCTTCATTAACTTTTTTATATCTTTCATTAACCCACTTCTCAGCAGCGCTTGAACCATCTAATGCAGGTGGTGTTTTGTCTTTGACCACTTTCCAAAAATCTTTTTCAGCTTCAATAATGTATTCTATAAGTTCATCATCACGCTCAACTTCTTTCCAAATAAACTTTTGTCCACCAATCAAAACTGCTATATATCCTTTAGTTGCTCCTGTAACTGCTAAGTAGTGTTGAACTTGTACTAAATAACTAGCAGGTACCTCTTCCTCTTCCCATTCCTTAGCTAAATACTGATTAGCTGTTTTACATTCTAAAATTGAATTTTCTCCTACAATTCTTCTATCTATGTTAGCAACCATAAATGGATAATCTTTATTTTGAAAGTGCCTTCTATCTCTTCTTACTTTCTTACCAGTCCTCTTTTCAAATTCTTTAGCAACTACTTCTTCAAATTGATCTCCCCAATAGGCTGATTCTGATTGCTCTCCTACTTCTAAAATAGGTTCTATTTTTTCTAAATAAACTTCAAAAGCTGTTTTATATTTATTTAATCCTAGGATAGCTCCTATATCGGAGCCACCTATTCCTTTCTGTCTTTCTCTAAGCCATTCTAATCTCTCTTCCATTAGAATCCCTCCTCTGCTACTGACTTGCATTCATCATTACATTCACAGCACATTTTTATATCCCCTATATCGTAATAATCATCTCCAACATATATACACTCACCACACCAACTACACTCAAAAGCTACTTTTGGCTCTTCTTCATCATTTCCGTATTCATAATAACAATCTGGTATATTAATCATAACTTGCCTCCTTAAATTTATTATGTTAAACTTTCCTTGAAATTTATTTTTTATGAGTACATTGGTTACTTTGGTCGGTGCCAATGCACTCTCTTTTTATTTCTTCCTCTATTAAATTACTTAAAGGCTTGTCTACTTTTAAATCTCTAAACCTTTCTTGTACTCTATCAGCTATGTTCTTTGATACTTTTACTAAGTCCATAACCAACACCAAACCTTATAAGATAAATAGTAAAAGAAACACCATATAATAACTAAACCTATTACAGTTACTAAACATCCTATATTTACTTTCTTCATATAATCCTCCTAAACAAACTTTCTGTTATGTTAAGAACCTCTAAAAACTTTTTCTTTGATATAGGTTTCTTAAATCTAAGATTATTAAATTTTAAATCCTGCTCTACAGCTAATAAGATATTTTCAAACTCTTCTTTACTATGTCTAGCCTTTAAACTCTGTATATCTTTAAAGTTCACAATCTCACCCCTAACATACATTTATTGAAAAGATAAAACTTAAAGTACATCCAACAAATAACATTAAATACTTAAAACTTTTTTTAGGCTCTTTCTCATTTATAGATTTATCTAAAAAATAAACACTTAAAAATAAAGTTGTTGCTGTTGTTATTATTCCAAAGACTATTTTTCCTCCTGGCGTGAACATATCAACCCTCCTTTCCAAGACTTATTACTGGAGCTAAATTACTTAGTACATTACTTAAGATATCTTTTAACTTTTGGTTCTCTTCTTTTACTTCATCTAACTCCATTTCCATACGTCTACGTTCTAATGGACTAAACCTTTCTAATTTAGTTCCTTCTAGCTCCAAAATAGTTTGTAAATTAAATCTTATTGCAGGAATCCCTTCTACAGTAGGGATAATTCCTGCTTTTCTATACTCCTCAATAGACTTAACACTCATTTGCCAACGTTCTGCTAAGTCTTTTTGTGTTAATAGTTGTGCCATTTCTTGCCCTCCTTCGATTTACTTATCCTTAGGTTTTAATTAAAGCTTGTCTTATTCATTCCCTTAGTATCAGAGGGATTCGCTGTTTACTGATACTTGTCCTATATATTTCCAACCTTTATAATTTAAGTATCGGCTCTGCCAAGTCGAAATAAATTATGAAAAGTGGTGATTTTATGAAATTAAACCCTGATTGCGTTAGAGATATATTAATTACAACCGAAGAAAATACTAGTTTTGGTTGTCCAATGAGCTATGATTCTAACTCTAAATATGAATTATTAGAATCATATTCACCTCAAGAAATTGTTTATCATATAAATCAATGTGAATTATCTGGTTTCTTGACTAAGGTTACTTGGTTTTTAGGTGGTGGTTGTATTATTTATGACCTTTCACCTGCCGGTCATGAATTTTTAGCTAATATACGCTCAAATACAAACTGGAAAAAAACTAAAGAAATTTCTAAATCAATAGGCTCAACATCATTAAATGTTTTATCTCAGATTGCAGCTAATGTAATATCTGAACTAATTAAAAAACAGTTTTAGAATTATTTATTATGATTCTTAAATCTAATGTAGAGATTTCAGTTTCAACACTTTTTGAAAGAGTGTACTTACATACCCCTTTCAATTGAAAATCATCTAATTTTATTACATCTTCACCAATAATACTTAATTTATGAAGATGTTCTGACTGCTCTTGAATTGGTACTTCTTGAGCAGTTCTTTCTTTTAAATTCAAACCACATATAGGACAATAATTTTCGTTTCTTTTTAACTCTTTATTTTCACATCTTGGACACTTTAATTTATTCATTTAAATCTCTCCTTCCATTTTCTTGACCTTAACAATATGGTCTTATCATTTTCCTGACCTCAGCCAAAAGTTCTAAATATTTAATTTACTTTGATTGTTAAGCATGTCTATTTTTTCTTGTAAATAAAATGGAGCTTTATAACTTTCTGCAATCTCTTTAGCTTTACTTAAATGTTTTCTCTTTATAGCTTTGTAAGTATTGACATTAAATTGATCCTTTACAAACTTCCATACATTCTTATAAACTTTATTTGAAATTGATTTATCTTTATATGCAGGACTACCATACCCACCTAAAGCATTTGTTCCTACTCTTTTTACTACTTTTTGAAGTTCCTCTGGTTCCGCACCTATTAAAGGTAAATCTTCTTGAAATTCTTTAAGTTCATTTTTAACCTCTTGAACCTCTCCTTTAACTTCTTTAAAGGCTTGTACTTGTGCTTCGAATAAATCTATTGCACTTGTTGGTTTTCTTTGTTCCTTTAATGCTTGTTCCATTTTATTAAAAGCTTCAATATATTTTAATTTCCATTGAAGAGCTTTAGTTCCATTGAAACCCATTGCTAATAATGTAAATCCATCTCTAGTCATTAAGTACTCTTTATACCACTGTTTATTTTGTGGATGTTGGTATTGACTTTCTATAAACAGGTCTGCCGATTTTTCGGCTACCCCTTTTTTAATTTCTTCTATTGAGTCCAGCACATGTTTATGCTGTTTTTCAAAATCTTTGGCTATAAGTCTACTGCTTACAACAACTTGTCCATTTTGATTAGAAAGTTTCACACCTTCTATTTCTTTGTTTTCAAAAATCATTAAATTATTCATTTATTAACCTCCCCACTAATTTTGTTTAGTTTTCTGAACTTTTAATGTAAAAAAATATTCAGGAATTTTATTCTCCTCTATACCTAATATTTCACAAGATTTGTATATTTCTGCCTGTGAAAAATCTAAGTAATTATTTAAACGTTGGCTTAAAGACACTCTTCCAATACCTAAAGCATTTGCAAACTTATCTTGAGTATTAAACACTTCTTTTATTTTACCTTTAAGCTTACTATAATCAAAAGCCATATCTGTTCACCCCCTTTGTTCAGTTTTCTTAACTCAATTTTAACTTCACCAGAAATTATTGTCAATACTCTTTTTTAGTTTTCTAAACTTTTTGTATTAAATTTCAATTATTTTGTTGCGTTATCTGAACAAAATTGATATATTATATTTAAACAAGGAGGTTTTTTATATGAAAAAAATATCAGAAAGAATCAAAGAAGGTTTAGCTTTAAGAGAAATGAAGCAAGCTGATTTAGTAAATATAAGTGGAATATCTAAAGGAGCTTTAAGTTCATATATATCTGGAACATATGAACCTAAACAAAGAAATATATATAAGATAGCAAAAGCATTAAATGTAAATGAAGCTTGGTTAATGGGATATGATGTTCCTCTAGAGAGAACTGAAAACTCAATTAATTCATCAGAAATTAATTTATCAACAGAGGAAAAACAACATATAGAAGACTTAAGAAAACTTAATGTCTTAGGAAAAGATAAAGTTTTTTCATATACTAAGGATTTATTAGAAATGCCTAAGTATTCTTTAGATACTGAATTTGCTGCTACTCTAATAGAAAATCAAAAAACTCCTTATTTAGTAGCTTGTCATGATGACAATTTAACTGATGAAGAAAAAGCTTTAATGAATGAAAAAATAAATGAAGCTTTAAAAAATCTCAAATAAGTTAGGTGGGTTTATATGACTAAATACGAAAGATTAATGTATGAAGCCGAATGTCATGGTGCTAAGGTCATTGAAATTGATCTTGGCACAGATAAACCTTGTGGAAAATGCGTTGATAATATAATAGTTATTAATAGTAATATAAATACCAAAGAAAAAACATGTATTTTAGCTGAAGAACTTGGACACTATATTAAAAATTTAGGTGATATTACTAATCAAACTGAAATATGTAATAAAAAACAAGAATTAGTTGCCAGGCGCTGGGGGTTTGATAAAGCTGTTGGTTTAGTTGGATTAATTAACGCTTTTGAAAATAATTGTAGAACTGCTTTTGAAATAGCTGATTTTTTAGGTGTAACTAAAGAATACTTTGATGAAGCAATTGATTATTACAGAGCTAAATATGGCGTTATGTATAAAATTGATAATTACATAATATACTTTATTCCATCATTAGGAATATGTAAAATGTTTTAACCAGTTGATTTTCAACTGTTTATTTTATAGATTTTATAGAACATATATTCGCATTCAAAAATTTTATTTTAATTTTAAAGAGGTGTTAGATATGGAGTATAACGTAACTTATAGGCAAAAAGATAAAGGATGGCAATTTATAATAAGCTATAAGGATTACAATGGAAAATGGAGGCAAAAATCTAAACAAGGATTTAAGACAAAAAAAGAAGCTAAACCTATTGCTGAAAAGATGCTACAAGATTTAAAGAAAAATATAAAAACAAGCAATAATAGTTTTGGGAAAATAACTTTTAAAGCTTTTTCAGATATGTATCTAGAGCATGAAAAGCTATATAAAGAACCTAAGACAATAGACGGCTTAGTAACAGTGCTTCATAGGTTTCAAGATTTAAATGACAAAGAACTTTGCAAAATAACTAACTTAGATATACAAAAATTAATAGATAATATGACTAAGGAACATCTTAATAATAATACAATAAGATATTATTTAAAAATATTAAATAGCATATTTTTATGCGCAAAATTTAAATACAATATACTAGATGAAGTTCCAAGTAAATATATAAAAATAGGTAAACCAATACCAACTAAGAAAAAGGCACTGAATGATGATGAAATTAACGATTTATTATTAAAATTTAAAAAAGATCGGAAGAGCGTCGTGTAGGGAAAGAGTG